AGAAGAAAATAAGTGGTATCGAAGACCGGATCATATGTGCTATCCAGATCAGTCACACTCAACCATATCAAGGGACCAACTCACCGGTCTCCTATTTGTCATTCTAAAGAACCGGCGACTAGACCTTGCTGAAGGTGTCATCAAGTACGCTGAGAATAATATGTTCATGATGGGAGAAGGCGATATCAGCGCTACCCATTTCACGGCTAATATGCTCGGCTTGTATGGCCGTATGATTAGGCACCTTGGCGGTAAGTCTAAGTATGCTCATTATCCTATCTTCCTACCTCCCGGATCCAACAGATACCATGCTCATCTCCAAATCCTGGCGATCATACTGGTGCACAAGATCGAGGGTACTATCACAAGGAATATGCTGGACAGGATAGAAGAGCATTATGAAAGAAACCCAAGGAACGCATTATTTGCATTGATGTATAGTATTTACAAAAATTCGCCAGTTGACGCTGTTCAGGATATACTCTTAGACAGCACTTTGTTCCCGAGAGATCGGCTTCCAGTTCCAACAGATCGATGCGGCTTTTACTTATGGCAATACGACACCTGGCAAGAAGCGCATAGCGGCAACGGTACACAATGGGAACCATGTAAGAGTAGGGAAAGGTTCGCCGGTACAGACTTCTTATTTGCGGCGAAATTATATGTGGAGGAAAGCAGTGAAGTACATACTAGCTTTGGCATTGATAGGATGTGGCGCTGAAATAGAGATACAGGATTCCGAGCACAAGATCAGCTTGGAGTTTTGCGATAAAGAGGCATTCCCTGAACCTGAAGAACGGCGTAGGTGTATTGAAAGAATATTGGATATTTTAGAGCAATAGGGTTAGGATACATCAATGACTACACTACCAAGAAATAGAAATGATAAAGAAAATGCTCGCTTTGGTCTGACTAGCGATGACAAGGTTGGCGTTAGAGTCTTGGGAGCCACAAAGGCGGCGGACGGTACTGAATTAGGCTCGGTTATCTTGGAGCAAATGACTTTGATGTTAAGTAAACTCGATCAGATCAATAACAACATGGAAGTCCTTGTCGGACAAATGCGATACATGACAGAAATTAACATTAATGAAGAGGATAAATACTAATGTCTAGAATCCAAGACGGAAAGGGTAGCGGACGCAGCGCCCAAGTAGACGATCAAAATAGGCTAAGGACCCATGCGGTCGTAGAAGATGAGAGCTTGCATGCCAGCGAAGAGGGTAACGCCTACAATATTAATACAGGTCTAATCTCCATTAATGGTGACGCGACCTTGTTGTATTATAAGAACACCGGCGAAAAGGACTTTGTTATCGAGGCGGTTGCTCTTGGTTCTTTCGATGGTATTACACACTCGGATGATCCTTATATTACGTTGATTAGAAATCCAACGGGGGGAGATCTAATTTCAGACGGTACCACCACGGGAGTTATGAACCAAAACAGAAACTTCGGTTCAAGTAATACCCTTAGCGGATTGGCCTACAAGGGTAAGGTTAGCGGAACTGTCACCGGCGGGGACGATATTGCAATATTGCAAGCAACACCAGGCGGGAGGTCTTTCTACTCGATCGGCTTTGTAATACCAAAAGGGACTAGCATGGGTGTTAAGCTTACTGCTAATGTTACTAGTGGGTCGGCAAACTGGTATTGCGCTCTTATTGGCTTTGAAAAAGATGACACTACAGACTAGGGGTAAATAATGAAAATATCGGACGGCAAGGGTAGCGGACAAGAAGCGCAAGTATCTTTAAACAGGCTGTTAACTCAGGCTGCAGCATCTACAGAATTACATGAGAACAGCATTACAGACGCTCAGGTGTATATGTTTTCTACTGGTGCTTTTATAAGCCTGACAACTACAGGCACAGAGACCGGGATTCTTTATATTAAAAACACCAGCACAACTAAGAATTTGTTTATTCATGAGATTAGGACTTGTGGGGATGTTGCTCAGAAGGTGACTTTCTATAAGAACCCTACAGGCGGCACTTTGGTCACTGATGAGACAGCTGGACAGTCGACAAACCTTAATTTTACAAGTTCAAATTCCGCTGATGCAACGATTTATAAGGGTGCCGATGCTAAGACCGTAACGGGTGGAACTTGGTTAGGCCAGCATATCAACCACATTGGGCACTCAAATAATCAAACGGGTGACGCTTTGGTTCTAGGTAGAAATGACTCCCTAGCAATTACCTTTGAGGTGGCTAGTGCCGGTGATGTTTGCGTAGCAATTGTAGGATACTTCGAGTAATGATAAACGTAAAACTAAGTGACGGGCACGGTAAAAGAAACCAGGCAAAGATTACAAATTACGGTCAGCTGGTTACTGCCCCAATATCATTCTCGGAACCTTATGCTGTGACTGTAAACGCTACGAATACCGCTTTTGTAATGGCCAGGCCGTTCAGCGATAAAAGGTTCGTCGTTACCGATATACTCCTAGACGCCGACAAGAACGTCTCAGCTAACACAGCCGGGACGGTCCAGCTATACGAGGCTGCGGCGGCTGGTGATACTGCAGTTTATAAGAACGTTTTGACAGTTGAAATGCTGAAGAATACCAACAGGGTCATTACTGGCCTAAATCTGATTGTAGATGAGGGCTATTGGCTCAATATAAAGACAACCGATGCAACAATATACGCGACAGTGCTCGGTTATTACGTATAGTAAGTTTTTTAGTTAAGTAGAGGTTAAAATGTATATAATAGCCGAGATAGGTTCAAACTATCACACTCTAGAACAATGTATCGACAGCATATGCCTAGCCAAAAAGGCTGGTGCTAGCGCCGTCAAGTTCCAGCATTTTACCGCTAAGGAAATGTGGGGATCTGGTACCAAGGAAGTCACACCGATTGATTGGCTCCCCCAGCTAAGAGCGGCGGCTGAAGCTGCAGAAATAGAATTCTCTTGTACTTTCTTCAGTCCAGAGAAGCTAAAAAGCTACATGCACATGTTGGACTTCATTAAAATAGCTTCAAGTAACATGATGGACGTCGATCTATTGAATGTAGCGGCGAATTCTGGTAAAAGAACATATCTGTCCTGTGGCGGGCACACCTTAGAGGAGGCTGTACGGGTTCTTCGACTCTTCCCGTTAGCGAAATTCCTTTATTGTGAGTCCGTCTATCCATCATATGTCAACGACTACGATAAGCTCAAAAAGTTCCCATTTGCGGGCATTTCGGACCATTCCCTAGACATATATCCGTCATATTATAATCAAGTGCGTATTGTAGAGAAGCATGTAAACCTTTGCGGCGTAAATGACACACCAGACGCGCCTCATTCTTTAAATTTCGACGAATTCAGCCGATTTTGCGAGTATTTGCATACCAGGCCAGAGTTGGAGATGTTGAGTAAGGAAGAGCAGGGCATGAGGGACCTACATAACGTTAGGCTCATCGCTGCGGTGGATATTCCAGCTGGTAAAGAGGTCAGATCGAAGGATTTGGTTGTCAGACGCGGCGTAAAAGTTCAAGCTGATTATATAAACCCTATGGACAAGGATTTAGTCGTAGGAAAAACACTAAAAGTTGATGTTAAGGCAGGGGAAGCCATTGCAGCCAGCAGTATTTACACCTCATAGCATAAAACAGAACACTTGCGTACATAGCGAGAAGAAAATCATAGTACTGGCCTGCGGCATTCAGTTCGGAAAGACTATGGCCGGCGCTGTGAGGACAAAACTATACATGCACCGGTTCACAGATGAGTCGGATAACTTTATTATATGCGCTCCTACCTATAAGATACTGCAGCAAGCGACCCTTCCGGCATTCCTTGGTATAATGGACGGGCTAGGCACATACAGCAAGGTCGATGCGATCTTCAGGATGCATAACGGCGGGACCTGTTACTTCCGAACGGCAACGGATTGCGACAGTGTGGTCGGTATAACCAACGTCAGGCATATCTGGGGAGATGAGGCCGGGCTGTACCCCTTGTATTTCCATGAGAATCTGCAGGCAAGAGCGGCGTTTAAGCAGTGTCCCATAATATACACGACTTCGCCGTATTCAATGAACTGGATATATACCGATTACATCAGGCCTTTCCACCGTGGTTTAGACATCGACCCAAATGTTGAGCTAGTCCAGGCCAGATCAAACGAGAACCCATACTTTCCAGAGGCAGAATACCAGCGCAAGAAGGCTACTATGGACCCTATGCGCTTTAATATGGTGTTTGGCGGCGAGTTCCACAAGCTGGAGGGCTTGGTATATAACTGTTTCGACGAGGAAGACCATGTCGTTGAAGAGTATGATCTTGGTCAGAATGTCAAGATTATCGCCGGGATTGATTGGGGGTATACTAATCCAGCTGTTATTATTGTGCTGGCAGTTACACCACATGGTATTTTTGCAATTCACGAATGGTATGCTACCCAAAAAACTATCAGGGAAATGGCAGAACAAGCGGCGAGAATAAAGAGACTCTTTAATGTGGAGCGGTTTTATTGCGATCCCAGTGCGCCGGCGAATATAGCGGAGTTCAATAAGATGAAGCTGACAGCAATAGCGGCGGATAACGACATACGGGCTGGTATAGATGCTGTTTATGAAAGGATAGCGGACGGACAGTTCAAGGTTTTCAAAGGGAAGTGCCCTAACTTGCTGGATGAAATGTCAATGTATCATTACCCTAGCCCGAAAGATGTAAAGCCGGACCAGGATTTGAAAGGCGATCAGCTCCCAGTCAAACAGTACGAGCATTGTATGGACGCCTTGAGATATGCTATATATGCTTTAAAGAAGACTAATATATTAAGCAGAAGAAAACCTGTTGCGCCAACTGCAAAAAAAGCGGATGTTAAACTAAAGGGCTCTGTCAAGGAGATGATAGGTAAGCTCAATAAAGACCAAGGAGGGTATGACTGGTGATTTATCCATACAATTGCTCTATTTGCGAAAATCAGACCGAAATAATAAAATCAGTACATGACATCGACGTTGAGGAAAAATGCGATGTTTGTGGTAATATAATGGATAGGCAAATATCACAGTTTCAAGCCATTGATAAGACCGCCGCAGCTGATTGGAATGCTAGTGCCTACAATCCTGCATTCGGCAAACATGTGACCCCTCAACAAGCGAAGAGGGAAGCAAAAAAAAAAGGATGGACTGAGATAGGGACCGAACCGCCCGAGAAGATAGAGAAGCATTTTGCAGACCAGAGAGCGGCGAAGAAAAAGGCCGATATGGCAAAGATCAACCTAGACATCGGAGAAGTTCGTGGATGAAAAAGCTTTAGGATCGGACGGCATTGATCCGAATCAGTCGGAAGAAGATGCTCAAGACGTAAAGATGGTCTTAGACCTATTCAAAAAATACAAAAAACACAGATCAAAGTATGACAGCAATTGGTTACATTACTATAAAATGTGGCGAGGTGACCAATGGACAGGTGTGAAAATGCCAAGTTTCCGCCAGCAAGAAGTCATCAATATGATCTGGCAAACTATTCAATCAAACATGCCTCTACAGACAGACGTTAGACCGAAAATGTCTTTCATTCCTGAAGAGCCTAACGACCTTGCCTTTGCAGAAGTGCTAAATAAGGTCTCGGAATCGGACTGGGAGCGAAAGAACTGGTTGCAAGTCATCTCTGAGGTAGTGCTTGATGGATATTTATACGGTACTGGATTTGGTGAGATCGGCTACGATCCTGACGATGACTATGGTATCGGGAGCGCAACTTTTAAGTCTGTGGATCCATTTTATGTATATCCTGACCCTGACGCGCAAGAAGTTAACGGACCGCTCTCTTATGGGATGATTATCGCCGAGCCTATGTGCGTTAAGAAGCTAAGGCAACGCTACCCGGAAATGGCCGAGAAGATCAAGGCGGACGTCACTGATAAAGTAGCCAGTTCAAAGACGGCGTTGAATCAGTTTAAACTTAAGAGTTCTAATACCGACAAGGACATGCCTGATATTAGCTGGCAGTCAGGTCAGGAGAAGGAATCTGATAAGGTACTACTGATCACGGCGTATTTAAAGCCTACAGAGACCGAGGACGAGCATAGCACTGATCCGGACGGCAATATCAAGGTTACTACTCGCAAGGTACACCCTTTCGGTCGGAAGGTAGTCGTAGCCAGCGGCGTAAAACTGGAAGAAGAAGAACTACCGTTTAATAATGGTAAATTTCCATTTATGAAATACGTCAACTATATATTACCGAGGGAATACTTCGGGGTATCTGAAGTTGAACAGCTAGAATCGCCGCAAAGGGTATTCAACAAGCTCCTTAACGCGTCCCTTGAGATAATGAATCTTATGGGCAACCCGGTCTGGATTGTGGATACAGCTAGCGGCGTAGACCCGCAGCATTTAGTGAACCGTACTGGCCTGGTTGTCGAGAAAGAACCGGGTTCAGAAGTTAGAAGAATGGAAGGCTCCCAGCTATCAGGTTCGGCGTTATCTCTTATAGACCGCCTAGAGACCTGGTTTAATAACGTTTCTGGTACTCAGGACGTTTCGCGGGGTCAAACTCCTGGTTCTATCACCGCCGCTTCTGCAATTGAGCAATTGACTGAGGCCTCACGGGTAAGGATCCGCCAAAAACAAAGAAATTTAGACGCTTTTATCCGTGATATGGGTCGGCAATACGCTGAAGTCGTTATGGAGAAGTATACAAAGCCTAGAGTCTTCAGAGTCACCAATGACGAGGGAGCGGCGGAGTATTTCAAGTTTTCTGTGGCAGAAGAGGAAACAGAAGTTGGTGAAAAGCAAAAAGTAGCCATTATGCAGAAGTATGTAACCGGCGAAATAGATGGAAACGATGTGGCAGTGCCAAGCGATCCGATAAAAACCTCGCTGGTTAGCACATCATTCGATATTAGGGTCAATACTGGTTCGACTCTTCCGTTCTCAACGGCGGACAAGGAACAGAAGGCGCTCAATCTGTTTGATAGGCAAGTTATAGATGCAGAGGAATTGCTTTCTATTCTTGATTTTCCGAACAGAGAAGAGATTTTACTAAGGATGGAAGAAAAACAAGCCGCTATGGCAGAACAAGCGGCGCAACAAGGAGGTCAGTAATGGCGGCAGTTATGGGCGAGTCAGCGGATGTACAGCCTGGTTTGAGTGAAGGTGTTGTACCTGGATCACAGCCAGCGGAAGGCGATACGGGAGCGGATCAGCTTACTCAATTGGTAGGTGGTATCGGCGAAGGTTTAGGTTTAATCAGAACATTGGTTGAATCAACGCCAGGGGCGCCACCAGAAGTAATGATGATGTTGGATCAAGTCACAACTGGCTTTCAAGAAGCTATGAACATGATGGTCCAGGGATCAGACGAGGGAGCGGCGGAACCAGAAGCGCCAGTAGCTCCACAAGCGGGACTAGCAGAACAAGCTCCGATAGTTCAAAAAGGACCAGGAGTTCGATAATAAATCAGTTAAGAAATAAGAAACGTAAATAAGTGAGGTCAAGGATGACAGAAGAAATGAATGTAGACGATTTAAGTAGTGAAGAAATGTTAGCCAGTCTGGAGGAAAAACCAGCGGAACCAGAGGCGCAGGAAGCGCCCATCGAAGGCACGGAAGAGCCTGCAGGTTTCCAGTTTAAATCACTAGACGAGCTAATGGGTCATAAACTCAAATATACAGCCAACGGGAAGGATGTAGAAGAGGACCTCAACACTATCTTGAAACGTGCATCTCAGGGGTATCACTATGCTCAACGCATGGGTGACTTGAAGACTCAGGAATCAGAGTGGCAGACTAAGCTTGCTGACGCTCAATCTTTGTCGGAGAAATACGCCGAGATCGATACATATGCTAGGGGTAATCCGGAATGGTTCGACCACTGGAATAACGCCTATCAGAACCGGGATATGCCTTTAGAGGCGGGTTCACCTGATCAACCAGTTGGCTTTGACCCAGCTCAAATTACCAGCCTTATCGATCAGAAACTTGCGCCTTTCCAGGAAACGTTCCAACAGCAACAGCAACGCATCGAGCAGGAAAAAGTGGACGCCCAAAACGCCGAGCTAGATAAGCAAATCGCCGCTACTCAGAAGGAATTCGAGGACGTGGACTTCGGCGCGACTGATCCAGAAAACGGCGTGTCTCTAGAGAACAAGGTATACCAGTTCATGGTGGACAACGGAATATCTGACTTCAACAGAGCATACAAGATTATGGATTACGAGAACATAATGGCGCGACAGGTTGAGAAGGCTAAAGCGGATTTAGTGAAGCAAGAACAGACGAAACGTAAGCAAGGAATAGTTGCGGAAACCTCTGGCCAAGCTAAAACACCGGATCATGTCGACCTCAACAAGTTATCACATGACCAGCAACAGAAGCTATTGCTAGAAGAATTAAACAAACTTAGGTCAATGTAAATAGGTTACAGAGGCCGCATATACTAAAGGAGTAGTATCATGGCTTTATCAGTAGATCAGCTAAACGCTATCACGGAAAAGTTCTACGTCAAGAAATTGCATGACAATATTTTTGACTCAAACCCATTATTAATGAAAATCAAGAAGGGTGGCTCTTACAAGTCAACTTCTGGTGGTACTCAGATCTATGTACCATTAAACTACGCAACTGCATCAGCTTCTGGCTGGTACGCCGGAGCGGACACCCTATCAACTGTTGACAGTGAGAACATCACTTCTGCAGCTTATGACTGGAAGTCTCTCTATGCAGGCGTTACTATCTCTGAAGAAGACGAGCTTAAGAACAGCGGCGACGCAGCTCAGCTTGACCTTCTTAAGAGTAAAATGCAGATCGCTGAAAAGACTCTTGCTGATTCTCTCGGTACTGGACTTTACAGTGACGGAACTACTGCAGATTCTATCGTTGGTCTACGTGACATCGTTAGTACGGACCAGACGGTCGGGGCCATCGATGCGAGTAGTTATAGTTGGTGGCAAGGACAAGTGGATAGCTCTACTTCTACTAACACACTTTCGGCTATGAACGCTGTATTCCAAGATTGTACTGTTGATAGCGAGCACCCTGACTACATCGTAGCCACTCGTGCCGTTTATAACACTTACTACGATCTATTGACTCCAGTTCAGCGTTTTGTTGACGAGTCTATCGCTAAAGGTGGTTTCGAGTCTTTGATGTTCAATGGCCAGCCTATCGTTGCTGATTCTCATTGTCCAGCAAACCACTTGTTCATGTTGAATATGAATCACCTACACTTGTTCTATCATCCTAAGCGTAACTTTAGCGCTGAAGAGTGGCAAAAGCCGATCAACCAGCAAGTTAAGGTTATGAGATTCTTATGGATGGGAGCACTAGGTTCTTCTAACAACAGATTGCATGGCAAAATGTCAGCTATCACTACCTAATAACCCTACTCATTGAAAGGAGTAAACTATGACAGTTTATAGCGCGAGCCCGATTAGATTCGCAGGCGTTTCACAAGTTACAGCTTCTTTGGGTGCTAATGACCCTGAAGTTGGTGCATGTATCAGAGAAGGCGACGAAGAGTATATCTTTGTTTACAATACTGGTGCTGATGCTCAGATTAATCCTGGAGAATGTGCCGTTCTATCTGGTGTTACTGGATACAGCGTGACAGTTTCTTCTACTTCAAGCACTGACATTGCAGTTGGTGTTTGCAAGCATGCCACAATCACTACTGGTGCTTACGGCTGGCTTTGCAAGCGTGGATTTGCAGCGGTTGAGATGGTAGCTACTTCTGGTACTGTTGCAGCCGGTGGACTTATCGAAGTTGCTGCAGACGGAAAATTCGCACCACAGTCTAACATTACTGCAGCCGGATTCGGACCAGTTGGTAAGGCAATGGAAGCTATCGTTTCTTCTGCATCAGGACAGGCCTTCGTAAGGTTCTAAGGAGATTGCTTTGAAAGTACGACAAATAGTTTGCGATTATCAACCCTATATATTGACGCCGCCAGTTCGGAGTCAACAGCTTAGGGAAAACTCAACCAGGAATGACTCGGCGACGATTAATCACTGGGAAGAGATTTGGCTGACTAACATTCGTGCTAACAAAGAGAGCGTGGGTTCATTCGCCGCTAATGGGTTACAGAGCGTGTTTGGCAAGTACAAGCATCGCCCTGTAATCCTTGCGGGGTCTGGGCCTTCGCTCAAGTACAACGTTGATCAGCTAAGAGACAGAGGCGGTATACCTCTAGTTTCTTGTCTTCATAATTTCCACTACTTCGAGGATAGGGGTGTAGCTCCTGAGTTCTATGTAACTCTAGACGCCGGGCCTATCACTACGTCCGAGGTTTCGGTAGGTGGTCAGAAGACGGCGGAAGAATACTGGGAGATCTCTAAGGACAGGACGCTTATTGCATTCATAGGAACAGACCCGAGCCTTATCGAAAAATGGCAAGGTAAGATACTATGGTATAATTGTCCGATTCCTAAAAAAGAGTATCAGGACAAATGCGATGCGATTGAACATTTTCATACTTTTGTCAGTTGCGGAGGAAATGTACTTGGCAGTTGTTTATACATATCTAAGGGATATCTTGGTGCTAGTACAACAATATTTGTCGGTGCAGACTTCTGCTTTGAGGGCTCCAAGTTTCATGACTGGGATGATCCTACCTATGATTCTGGTATGGGTTATTGCATTAGGACGGTTGATGTGTTCGGCAACAACGTCAAAACCTGGCAATCATACAAAAACTTCAAAGATTGGTTCGACTGGGTAGCTATTAACGTCCCTGGTCAATACATCAATTGTACAGAAGGCGGTACCTTTGGAGCTTATCCAGAAGGGAATATAGCGGCGATCAAGCAAATGGACCTGCGAGACTGTCTAGCTATGTTCAATATGTCCGACCAACTTCAGCGGCAAGCAATGAACCCTGGGTGGCACGGCGATTTAAGAATAGACCCAACGGTTGAAGAAAGACCGGCGGATCTGCAAAGTTATAACTACGTTTTATTTTAGTTAACAAGGAGAGTTAAGAAATGAAGAATGCAACAGTAAAAGTACACAATTTAAATACTTACGACCATGAAGAGAGATTCAAAGGCCAGGAAATACTAATTCCGGCTGGCGGATTCATCTTAATGAACAAATTCGAGGCAGTCGAGTTCAAAAGCCAGTTTAAGCAACCTATCTTTTTAAAAGGCGGGGTTCCAGACCCAAAGTCATTTAAGAAGCTGGTACTAGAGCCGATTGATGATACAATAAACGAAAGCCAAAAGGACTCCAAGCATATCTGCCAGAATTGCGGATTCGGTGCCAAAAGCGCCGCTGGATTAAAGGCTCATGTAAGAGCTAACCACCTGCAATCAATGGAAGACCAAGATAAGCGGGAGGAGTTAATCAAGGAGGGTGAATGACACCGCAAGAAATTGAAGACCAAGCAAGAGCCAGGTACAACGCTTCAGGAGATCCACACTTTACCAGTTCGGAGATTCGTAACGCCATATATCAGGCCGAGCTTGAACTAGCGCTGGAAGCTTTTGCAATTGAGGCAGTCACTAGCACCACCTCTGTTGCCGACACCCAGACTATAGCCTTCCCTACTAACTGCTTTGCTATTCGCCGGGTAGAATATGACGGGAAGAAAATCAAGCCGACGACGTTAGAGTCAGACCCAAAGACTAGCACCACGGAGACCACCGGTACCCCTGGTGCTTATGCTATTTGGAATGACCAGCTTTACTTGTACCCAACTCCAGACGCGGCGAAGACCGTGAAAATATTCCATTACAACGAGCCTACAGAAGTGACAACGTCCTCAACGACAATGTCAGTGGGCTCTAGGTACCATACAGACATCATAGACCTTGTACTGTCTATTATGTACGCAAAGGACCAAAACACTAACATGTCTACGTATCATCGTAATCTTTGGGAAAGTAACGTAAACAAAATCAAAAGAACTAGACGAAAAGAGAAGCGAGGTGATGAATTTTTAGTCGTTGGTGATTATGCGAATAGTCCTACTTATGGAGGTATTATAGCGTAATGGCTAACAACAATAACATCATATACCCGCCGAATCATCGAGCATTCTTTGACGGCGGGATCAGTAATAAATTTGACGTGAACCTGATACCTGACAACGAGTCTCCGACTGCGCTGAACTGCGTGACAGACGACGGCGCTATTGCAACCAGGCTAGGGATTGCGACCATGCCTTCCTGGGTATCGGACGCAGTAGGCTCGAATATATGCGACGGCCTGTTCTCCAGAATTGACAATACGGGGACTGACGCTCTCGTTTCTGTCTGGGGTGGACAAATTCATGCAGGAGAAGCGGCGACATTACTATCAGAGCAACCAACTAGCTTTGTAACTAATACCCGGTGTACCGGCGCTGAATACGAGGGCTATTTGTTTATCGGACAGAGCGGCGCAACCCCTTACAAGCTTCTAGATGACAACTCGACACTAACACGCCACGGTATTCCGATTGCGCCGGATTCAATGACAGTAGCCTCTGGCGCATCAGGGTCGACTTTTGCGTCATTTACTGGCGACTACAGTTATAAGGTGACATGGGTAAACTCCGCTTTAGTAGAAGGCGATGTATCAACATTTACGACGACCTTCAACGTAGCTTCTACAGCTGTGGAGGTAACCGATATACCGACCGCGCCGGCTAGTTACGGGGTTGAAAGTCGAAAGCTGTATAGAACCCAGGACGGGAATGCAATATGGCAATTATTGACAACCATATCAGACAATACAACTACAACATACACAGACGAACTTATAGAAGATGACAACCTTGGCGCGGTAGCTCCTACAGATCAAGGTGAGCCGCCAGCGTATTCCGTTAGCATTTACCATCAGGGCCGGCTATTCGTTATAGACCCGGTAGACAAGCTGGTGAAGTATTCAGAGCTAGGAAATCCATATGTTTTTAAAGCGACTAGCTTTCTACGAGCCGGTGATACCAGTTCCGACGAGCCTATATCATTAGACATCTACGACAATTCTTTAGTAATTTTATGTAGGCGTAATCCATACATTTGTTACATGGGTAGTACATCGGAGACAGACTGGCGGATTCTTAGAGTACGTTCTCCTTATGGCACCAAATCGAAATTCGGATCGTTCAGATATAACAACAAGGTAATGTATCCGGCTGTTGCTGCAGGAGGTCGCTTTGTCGGATTTGCGGCGTTAGAAGGTCAAACGGTAAGCCCTTCCGCTTCACTGCTTACTAATACCGCACTCGGTAGTGATTTACAGAGTACACGTATAGAAGGGCTGATGAAAGCAGTAAATGAGGACTTGGTCGAGGGAATCACCAGCTTTGTTTATGAGCGTAAGGCTTATATCTCTGTACCGCTTGATATAACTGACAGCGTCGGGAATGTCACAGAGGCCACTGAGAACAACAGAGTTTTATTATTCGACTTCTCTATGGGTCGGCTAGACAGAAAGCAAGAGGCGTCTTGGAATCTTTGGGATAATTGCAAGTTTTTAACTTTTTGTAACTACAAGCACTCTAGCAGGTCAAGGACTCAGCTGTTTGGCGGACCAGCACTGGCAACCGGACAAATTCGAGAGATCAACGTGGACGGCGTGTACCAGGATGACGGCGGAACTGCGATTGATAGTTTTTACTTCACTAAGAGATTCGCCGGGAACAAAAAGGACGAGAACCTTCACAAGGACTTCCGATTTGCTCTCATTCTGCATGAAATATCTGATACTGACCAAGATCTAAACTTTACTTATATTGTTGATGGTCAGAGTACCGGTACAACTAACGTCATATCTTTGGGCGGCGGTGCTGACTGGGGATCTGTAAACTGGGATGAGTTCCAATGGTCGCCGAGTGAGGGTTCTGCAGAAAAGCGCTCTTACATTGCGCCAACGTTTGGCAAGCGGATACAGTTTAAATTCGATAACCAGAACACAGCGAATTATCACTTTAAGATATTTGGATTCAACTTTGTCTATAATAGAAAAGGATTAAGATAATGTCATTTACTTCGGGATTTAAGAAGAAGGGCGGTAAAATAGCCAGGGGAATAGAAGAAAAGGTTAAAAAGGCTGACCCGGCAAATATAAACACGACTGTAGACACTGCAGCTGTTGACGCAGCGGCTGAAGCTGCAAAGCAAGAAAAAACAGAGTTAGCGGAAGGTGTAAGACAGCAAGCCGCAGGATTGACTCTAGAGAAGTTCGGTCTCGGTGAAGAGGACCTAGCAGCAAGAGCGGCGGAAAGAGCGCAATTAGCAAAATCCCAGCGCGGTCAATTGATTGCTAGGCAAGGCGTACAAGAGAGATCAAATCAAGAGGCTTTACAGCGTAGAATAGCAGGCCAGGGACTTAGAGGGACTGGAACAGCGGAGAAGTTGGCGCAAGTAGCGGAAAGAGAAAGACAAGTCGGTGAGGCTGGTCAGACTCAGACGTTGCAAACCCAACAGCTAGCACAAGAGTTCTCAGCGCTCGGGGCCGAAAGAGAAGCGGCGACAAATGCAGCGGCAATGATAGCGGATCGCCAGGCTAACGCCGAACAGTTCGCAACGAGTTTAATTTCTAGCGGTATGGACACAGCAAAGGCAACCGAGTTGACTCAACAATGGAACGAGATACAAAGCAATCTGACAAAGACTAGTATGGCACTGCAGAACACGCAGCACGGCCAGAACTTAAAAGAGACTATGAGGCAATTCGACTTACAGTTTGGTATGGATCTGGAAAGTACAGAATTCAACAAAGCTATCTCTATCGCTCAAAATCCGACAAAGATCCTTCAGACTCTATTAAAGGGAGGCGTGAAGAGCTGGGCCAGTGGCGGAGCTACAATAACAAGCCTAATGGCTCAATTAGCAGAAGCAGAACGCAACAGATCATCAGAAGAATCTCCAATCAACGTAGGGGCTGATAAATCTACGGATGGAGGTCAATAATGGCAATTCAAATGCAACAAAAACCAAGAGCAACAGGCGGAAGTGGTAGCGGACTAGGCGGTTTACTTAAGGCGGCTGGCGCTGTTGCTGGCGGAATAGCGGGCTCTTCTGGCGGTCTTGGCGGGGCGATCAAAGGTGCGGCGATGGGCGCCAATATCGGCGGAACCATTGGCGGCGTGGTAGATCCACAGGAGCAACAAGCTGCAGCACCGGCACAAGCACCGGCACTAGCGGCGGCTCAGAGTAGGGCGCAAGCTCCAGCCATACCACAAAGCGAATCTCCACAAGAGGCTATCGCCAGAGCTCAAGTAGCGGCTCAAAGTTTGCCGCCAAACCAAAGAAAAGAGTTTGAAGCGGCGTTACAAGCTGGTCAGAATATTTTTAAGAAACAGCAAGAGGGAGGGGTAGCATAATGCCAGTAGCTATTGCACAACAGCAACGCAAGAGAGAAGAGCCTAAAAAGGATCCACTAGACGATGTTCTTAAAGGGCTCCAGGTAGTCAGCGGCGCATTAAACGTGACCGACAAGATTCAGAAAATAGACGAGTTTAAAAAACAGAACGAGCTGGCAGAACAAGCCAGGATTAGAGAACAGGAAGGCATTGTATCAACTCCAGGGTTGGCTAAGTCTTTCCAAGGCGATCAAGCGTTTACCCCTACTCAGGAAGAGATAGATCGCGGCGCACTAGTTCAGACCGCAAGGGTAGAAGCTCCTGGTCCCGTCACAGAAGAGGGTGTACCAGCTTTTACAGAAGAGCAATTTATTACAGGCAAGGAGCGCCTGAGAATAGATAAAGAACGAAAGTTAGAAGAAAAGGCGGAAGCTGATAGGGTTCGGCTAGCTGATAAAGAAAAAGGTGAGCGCGAAAAGCAATTAAGAAAGGAGTTTAATAGCTTCACAGCCGGGAAAGAGACGGCTTATGCTAACAAACTGGAAGACCTCAAAACAGTCGCCGACCTTTATTCTAAGAATAAGATCACGACTTCAGACGATATTGCCGTAATTAATAAGTTTGCTAGGTTATTAAGTCCGGGTATTGTTACAACTCAAGACTTTGATAATATCAAGAGAACGGGTGGCTATCCTGAAGAGGTGCAAGCATATATCGCTAGGATACGCGGTGAAGGAGAGTTGACACCAGAACAAAGAAGAGAAGTATTAGCCACGGTAGAAAGAATGGCACTATCGCCAAGTCAGGCCTATCAACGGAGAGTTGACGAATATGTAGAGCTGGCTAAGCGTAACGATGCAGATGTTGACGATGTTGTGACTAATTCCCGGCGGAACCTTGTAAAAAATGTAATGTCGGGGTTTGAGGATGCTAGGAAAAATCTAGGCATACCAACTCAGGGTACACCTCAGAACATAGCAGCTCAGCCAGCTGCAAGGCCTTCAGGTATAGAGCCACAAGCTAGCGCTGAAGGTTTAAGCCCTGAACTAAAGGCAAAAATAGAAAGAAGGGAGTTCCTGAAGAAGCAAAGAAACGCAATTATAAACCAAGGACAAACTAGCTTTCCAGGTCGCCCAGGAGGGATTTAATGCCAAGCACGGAAAAAAAACAAATGACTCTGGAGGAAATTGATGCAGAGTTGGCCAGTCTAGATGCAGAAATAGAAGCAAAGACAAGGCCGACTGCGGCGTCAACAGGAAAGCCGATGACTCTAGAGGAAATTGATGCAGAACTAGCGCAGCTCGATAAAGAGATAGCAGCGTCTCCTGGACATATCGGAGCATTAGAGGCCGGCGGAAGAGCGGCGTTTCAAACTGCAACCCTTGGCTTTGGTGAAGAGATTATCGCCGGGGCTAGGTCTCTGTTCGGCGACAAAACCTATGAGCAAACCTTAGCGGAAGAGAGACAGAAGTTAGAGCGAGCGAGGGCAGAACAACCCAGAGCAACAATAGCGGGAACTGTAGGAGGTGCGCTTGCTACTGCGCCTCTGGCACCATTGAAGGGCGCTGGATTAGCCGCTTCGATTGTACGGCCAGCTGTTGGCGGTGCTGTCGCTGGGCTTGGTGAAGCTGAAGATAAACTTAGTGTCGAGGGCTTGAAGGCCGCCGGAGAAGGTGCGTTACTTGGCGGCGCGTTCGGTTCTCTGTTTAAAGGGCTAGAAGTTGCATCAAAACCGACCTTGTCCGCCTTAGAAAAAGTAGGGATCAAGCTAGGGAGAAAAGCCGGCGAAAAGGCTGGTAAAGCTGCAATCGGAAACCAAGCAAAAGTAATGAAAATTTTAGCCAGTAAAGATCAAGCGCAAAAAAGGGCTATGATGACTGAGGCAATACGCGAAGGCGCTGACCCTGACGAGTTAAAAAAATTAATGGACCTATTCACAGACAACAAAGAGTTAGTGAGACTAGGACAAAAGGCGCTTAAAGATAAAACGGTAACCTTTGGGACTACTGCGGAGAAAATTAATGCGCGAACAGTGATCGACAGGACAAAAGCCGGCGACGCGTTTGGTAATATCCTTGACGAGGTTGACGCAGCGGTAGGTGAAGCGTTTATTGACGGCGCTCAGATCGGAACCAAGTTCAGGCGTATGGCTGAAAACATTAAAGGGTTCTCTAAAAACAGGTCTTCAAAGTTGGCAGTGATAAAGGACGCCGAAGAGTTTGAAAGAATGGGAAAGCTCACTCTCGGACAGCTTCAAGAAATAAAAAACGCAGACTTTAGGTTTACGCCGGGGGATGTTACCGCCAGAGCCAACAAGCAAACCATGAACAGCATGGAACGGGCGATAGCTAAAACAATTGAAGAGGGTGTCGAGGCCAGAGGCGGCAAGGAGTTACTAGCTAAATTCAAAGACATAAAGAAAAACTTTGGAGACGCAGCGACATTGTCAGAGGCTTCCAGAACACTAGCAGATAGACAGGCCAAGAACCAAGCGTTCGGTCTAACGGACAAGATACTACTAGCTGGCGGCGTAGCTTCAGGGGATGCGGTGAAGGGCATACTATTATCGGGAGCTAATAAAATACTAAGAGATCGTGGGAACGCCATGGCGGCTGTCAGCCTAAATGCTTTATCGAAGTTTTTAAAGAAAGCGCCTCCAGGATTCGCCGAGTCAGCTACAGGGAAGGCTCTGGCTAATGCAATGAGAAACGGGTCAGCGGCGCTAGCAACTACCCATTTACAATTGATCGATTCTGATCCAGGATATTTAGAAATGCTAACAAAGCACCTCGGACTAGGTGCATCAATCAAGGAGTAATAGATGGCAGTACCAAGCGTAACTTATACATTTACCAACGGAACCACCGCCGATGCTGACGAGGTAAACCAACAATTCACAGACATCGTATCTGGCCTGTCTTCTGGCGCGTCAGGCTGGTCAATTTCAGTCAATGACGTGGAGTCAAAAGGTGTTAACTTTGTAACGAGCTTACAGCTGTATGATGCGAATAGTAACCATCAGTTTATAGTTACTACGCCGTCAATGACCACTAATCAGACAATGATCGTGCCGACTATGACAACGGCGAACTCATTGATTCTCGGGTCGCAAACTCAGACGCTAACGAATAAGACTTTGACGAGTCCGACGTTAACGACTCCAGCGCTGGGAACTCCTTCGGCTGGTGTACTAACCAATTGTACAGGCCTTCCGGTTTCCACTGGTATCGCCGGTTTAGGTTCTGGTGTCGCTACCTGGCTTGCTACACCTTCGAGTGCTAACTTGATCAGCGCGATTACAGACGAGACAGGAACAGGCGCTTTAGTCTTTGCAAATACTCCGACTTTAGTTTCGCCGGTTTTAGGAACACCAACAAGCGGTACATTGACGAACTGTACAGGCTTACCTGTTTCTACTGGTATCTCTGGCTTTGCAGCTGGTATCGCTGACTTCTTAGCGACTCCTAGCTCCGCGAACTTGATCACTGCAGTAACGGACGAGACTGGTTCAGGCGCTCTTGTCTTTGCAACCAGCCCAACTCTGGTAACGCCGGTACTTGGTACACCAACGAGCGGTACACTTACAAACTGTACTGGCCTTCCGGTATCGACAGGAATCTCTGGCCTTGCGGCTGGTGTAGCGGACTTTTTGGCAACGCCTAGTTCTGCAAACCTAGCGACGGCTGTGAC